GGCCAATACCGCGCGCTTTGACCAGTTGGATGCAGAAGTTCAGAAGATGAGCAAAGTACCAACAGCAGAGCCGCGCAAGCGCACCAGTGACGCGATTGTCGAGAACATCAAGCTGTCGCGCAACACGAATTTTGAAGCATTAACAAATAACCTTAAAAACCTAAAATAAAAAGATTATGGCATTTTCACTTGCAGGATTAACATCCTATGTCGAGCAACAGCGGTTGCCGTTGCTGACCAAAGCCGTCTTTGACGCAAAGACGCAATCTTTAATGCAGAAGCGTGTCGGTATCAAACACCAAGAAGCGCTGAATCTGATGGACACGGATGCCGTGTTCCAAGCCGCAACCACCTGTGCGTGGAATGCATCAGGCACAACCACCTTCAGTCAGCGCGTTTTGGATATGGCGCGGGTAAAGGTGCAGGAGGAGTTATGCCCTCGCTCGCTTGAGCAGTACTGGATGCAAAGCCAGCTGACGCAGGGCAGCAACTACGAAGGCGTACCTTTCGAGCAAGCGTATGCCGAGCAGAAGGCGAAGAAAATTGCCGAAAACATCGAAAAGGGCATTTGGATTGGCGTTGATGACGCGGGTGGTACAGTGGCTGTAGCATCGGGCTTCGTATTGGGCGGCGGCGATACAGCCGACTCCCTTCTGCATACCAATGGTTTGCTTTACACGATGGAGAAGACAGCGGCATCAAGTACAATTGTATCTGCGATGACCAGCGCGGCGTTTAGTTCAACTACGATTGTCAGCGCATTCGAGACGGCTTACGAAAGAATACCCACCGCAATCATTGGCAGGGACGATATTTACGCCTTCTGCGGCTGGGACACTTACCGCCTGCTTGTCAACAAATTGGTAGGATTGAACCTGTATCAGGGCGACCTCGGCAATCTGGGCGCAGGTGAGTTTTATTACCCAGCTACAAATATGAAGGTGTGCGCGGTTAACGGTCTGAACGGCACGCTTCGCATCGTGGCGACGTCATTGAGCAACCTGTTTTACGGCACTGACCTACTTTCGGATGAGGATACCTTCCGCATCTGGTCATCTTACGACAATGACCAAATCCGCTTCCAAGCGGCATTCAAATACGGGGTGCAGTTTGCTTATCCCGAGTTTATGGTCTTGATTCGGGCATCTAATTCCGTCCAACCAACTGTAGTGTAATGAGCTGCGCACTTACATCAGGTTATGCATTAGGATGCCGCAACAATGTCGGCGGCATTAGCGAAATTAGGCTTGCATCGTGGAACGTAACAGGTTCAGTAGCCACCAACGCCACAGGCACGGTGACTGGCTTTACTGGCTACGCTTCGGGCGGCACTGCCTTCTACAAGTTTGAGTTGCCGAAGGGCGTGGGTCAGTTCACTGAAACCACCAACGCGAGTGTTGAAAACGGCACTATTTTCTATCAGCAAGAAATGACGCTGGTCATCAACAGGCTCACGCAAGAAGTACGCAATCAGTTGCGCCTTGCTTCCAACGGCAGGTTGTTGGCTATCGTTACTGACCGCAACGGCAAGTATTGGCTGTTGGGTGAAACGAATGGCATCGAGGTAAGTGGCGGCACAGCGCAGTCAGGAACAGCGATGGGTGACCGTGGTGGTTATGAGTTGACGTTTACGGCGATGGAGGCACAGCCTTGCAGGGAAGTGCTATCGACTGTCATCGCAGGGGTTACGTCAGGCACGCAAATCACAGGCGGCGCGAATTAAGTGTAGTTCAGTTTGGGTTGGTGAAAGCCAGTGCATTAAGGGTTGCACTGGCTTTCTTATTTTTGCACAACGTCAACCCTTAAATCTGCACAATGAGAATCTGCATCGTTTACAACCAACACCCGACTGGGTGCAGTTACTATCGTCTTGAAATGCCAAACGCGGCCGTTCACGACCTATGCGGTGGGGTGGTGGATTTTGTCAGCATCGATGACATCAGGCGTATGGAAGAGGATGAGTTGAAAACGATTGACCTATTCTTGTACAACCGAACGTGGATTGCAGGGCCGTTGGAGGCGGTGGAACAGGTGGCCAACATCCTACGCCAGTACGGTGCGCGTATCATTTTGGATATGGACGATTACTGGCACCTTGGCACAGGGCATAGCTTTTACAGGCACTACCACGACACCAAGATGCCTGCGATAATCGAAAAGCACATCCGCATAGCTGACCACATCATCACGACCACGACATACCTGCGCGATGAGTTGGTGAAATTCAATAAGAACGTCAGCATATTTCCGAACACGCCTTACCTGCAATACAAGCAATTTCAGGAACAGCCAACGCAAAGCGAGCGGGTGCGGTTCGGTTACTTCGGCGCGGCCCAGCACACGGAGGATGTTGAGTTGATGCGGTCACCACTGCAACGCCTGTCGGATGAGGTGGAATTGGATGGCAAGTATATGATTTACTTGGCGGGGTGGAACGAAAACAACCCGATATATCAAGGCTATGAGCAGGTGTTTAGCAATAAAGGGAAGAACAACAACTACTCACGCATCCAAGCGGCGGACATATACAGCTATGTGCAGGGTTACAACTGGGTTGATGTGAGCCTTGCGCCTTTGCGCGACACCAAGTTTAACCGCTTGAAGTCCGAGTTGAAGATAACCGAGGCCGCGTGGATGGGTAAGGCGGTCATTGCCAGCGAGGTGCCGATGTATGCGGATTGCATCGAGAATGGCGTGGATGGGTGGCTTGTGCCTGAAAAGAAGGAGAAGTTGTGGTATAAGTATATGCGGGCGTTTATCAATGAACCTGCGATGGCGAAGGAAATGGGTGAGCGGTTGCGGGCCAAGATGCAGGGCAAGTTTGACATCCAGCAAATCAGCGAGGCGAGGCTGAATTTGTACAAAAGCGTGGCGCGTGGTATTTAGAGGTAATGCTATACCTGAAAGCCAGCCAATCCAACACTATCAATGTGACGTGGAC